GATCGTCGGCCGTCGTGGTCGAAGCCGTGCGGTCCCGGATGTTCTCGATGGTCACCTGCTGCTGGGCGACGTTGTACTGGCGCGGGTTGCCGTTGAGGTCAACCTTGTTGCCGGTCGTGATGCCGGCGGACGGCGGCCAGGACACGTCTCCGTTCGTCGGCAGGGTCGCGCCCTGGACGTACATGGAGACGGCGCGCGAGCCGACCACGCGGGTCTGCTTGACGAACTCCTTGCCCCATGAGTCCGACGCCTCCCAGGGGAAGACCTCGGTGGTGAAGGTGGCGCGCACCGTCCAGGAGTACGGCGCCTCGCGCAGGGGCTCCACCGTGACGCTGCGGCACACGTAGCGCTTCAAGACGCCGTCGGTGCCGTATACGCCAGCCTCCAGGCGCTGCTGCGGGCGCACCGGCAGGTTCGTGCGGATCTCCGCGTCGCCAGGGTACGGGTCCGTGCCGCTCGACGGCGTCCAGAAGAGCTTCCAGCTGCGCTCCAGCGTCTGGTCCCGCCAGCGCTCCTCGAAGCGCCAGCTGCGGCTGTCTGCGTTCTCGACGGTGCTCCAGGTGCCCATTAGTTCCCGGCTCCCCTGGCGAGCTTCTCCATCGCCTCGGTCTGTCGGCGCATCATGCCGGCCTCGTCGTAGGGCATCCCGCGAGCTGAGCCGGTGCCGGGTGAATACGTGTAGTTGTTGGCGTTGAACAGCTCGCCGGCCATGTCCATCGAGCCCATGCGCAGCTCGTTGGCGCCCTTCAAGTCTCCGCTCATGCGGGCTTCCGTCATGGCGACCAAGCCCGCCCCGGTTTCAAGGACGATGTCGAGCGCGGCCATCAGGTTGTTTCCGAACCGCTTCGAGGCGCCCATGCCGGCGTTGATCGTGGATGCGTTTGCCTCGATGCGCGCCGCCTCGCCGGCGGCCGACTCGGCGTCCGCCCTGCTCCGATCCATAGCGCCCGGCGCCAGCGCCTGGCCGATCCGGGCATCGGCGCGGTAGCGGTCCAGTTCCGCCTGTATGGAGGCATTCATCGCCTCCGGCGAGTACTTGTTCGCCAGCGCCGCCATCTCCCCCATGCGCTTCTCGACGGCCGAGAATGCCGTCTGGATCATGGTCATGCCCGTCTGGACCACGTCGATCCCGGCGCTGATCATGGCTGCACGGGCGCCGCTGCGCGCCGTCCGGTTCAGCTTGTCGAGCTCCCGGTTCGTGGCGGCCACGCCCTTGGCGACGCCCTTGGCGTCCATGTCCACCTGGATGGATGCTTTCAGGGTCTTGTCAGCCATTGCGGAGCCAGGGGAAGAGCTGCGAGGGGCGCTTGCCGGTCAGGGCCGACGCGATGACCACCAGCGCGCTCTCGATGCGCTCTCCGTTGGTCAGGTCTTGGGCGAGTCCGGCCGCCATGGTCATGCGTTGCTCGGGGCTTGCGATGCGCCAGAGCCTGCGCTCGGCGCGTCCGTAGGGCGTTGGCGGTTCACCTCCTCGAGCAGGCGCCCGGCGATGTCCGCCCGGATCTTCCCGGCGTCCTGCGGGTTCTGGAGGAACGCCGAGCCGTCCTGACAGGTGATGCAGGCCACCCACCAGAACGGGTTGTGCGAAGCCTGCTGCACGTCCGCGAGCGTGGGTTCGCGGAACGTGAGCAGGCCGAGCTCGGGGATGTCAACCGAGCGGGTCCGTGCGGTGACCTTGTGGAGGTCAATGGGCAAGGGTCACTGCTCCTCCCAGGAGAGCTCCCACATGGCCGGGCCGGTGCCATCGTCCGTGAACGACGCGGAGGTGATCTGCACGTTCATGGTGGCGTAGACGATCCCGCCTTGGTCCGTGTAGCCGATGGTCAGCGTCGTAGTCGGGTAGACGGTCGTGAGCACGTTGGTCGGGACGAGCCAGGTGCGCAGGTCGTTGTCGTTGGTGCCGTCCTGCCGGTAGAGCGTCAGCGTGCCCGAACGGCGGAACCGTCCGGGGATGCGTCGCTCGCGGAAGTCGGAGATGGTGGTCACGTCCAGGCTGGCGCGTTCGAGGTTGAGCGTGTAGCTGCGGACAGCCTCGGTATTGGTGCCGTTGAAGGCCAGGGTGCCGCCGAATCCTGCAATGATTGCCATGGGTCAGATTCCTTGGATGGTGAGGGTCAGGGTGCAGACGCGCTCGTCGCCCGGCGAGCCGTCCGTGTTGGATTCCGTCCGGAACGCGGCCGTGGCGTCCGTGCAGACGATGGTCGCCGTGCCGGCCTGCGTCTCGACGCCGTTGAGCTGGCCGCAGATCTTGTCCGCCTCCTGGGCGACGGCAAGGGTCGTGTCGCCGTAGATGTTGACCTCGACGGTCACCACCCAGAGGCCGGAATCGGTGCCCGGCATCGCCCGCGACGCCTGCGCGGAGGTGATCTCCCAGACCACGGCCGGGCACTGCGTGGTCGGCCGCCTCATGCCGACGGCGACCGGGTTGGTGGTCGCGGCGTCGAGGTGGTGCTGCACGGCCTTGCAGACCGTCTCCAGGCTCATGGCTTGCCCTCCAGGAGCTTGCGGGCCTCGCGCATCGTCTCGGATGCCAGGGCGTCCATGGCGCTCTGGATGCTTGCCTGCGCCCAACGCAACGAACGAAACGCGCCTGGGATGGTCTTGGCCGACCCGGCCTTGCGCATCTCGTTCTTCTTGCGCGACGTGTAATCGTGCAGGTCTGGGAACATGGCCCGCGCCTCGCCATACATCGCGTACATCGCCCCGCTCCGGGCGCGCCTGGAGGCGATGCTGTTGCCGGGGTTCGCCTTAAAGATCTCGGTGCGGCGCAGCTTGACGAACTCGCGCCGCGAGTCTCGCTGCTGCACCAGGTGCGCCGGGGTGGATGAGTAGAACTTGCTGCCCTTGCCGTAGTGGCGGTAGCCCAGCTCCAGGAGGTGGTAGACGCGCTGGCGGCCCTTGGCCTTGGCGCCGCCCTTGGTGCCGTAGCGAATGCCGATCTGGGAGCGGATCGGGGCGGTCGGGCCGCCACCCATCCGGCGCACGTCCAGCTGCGCCGCGGAGGCGATGGCCTTCCGGTGGGTCGGCTTGCCCCGGTAGGTTGCCGCCCGCCAGATGTTCGCCAGCTGCTTCACGAATGGGCGCAGCGCCTTCCTGGCGCCCTTCTTGCGGGCTCGCTCGTTCAGCTTCTCGGGCAGCTTCGCGAGCATGGCGCGCAATGCCTTGTCATCCACCGTGACCCTCATGGCGGTGGTGCTCACAGGACCACCTCCACGGCCTCGATTTCGAGGGTGCGCCGGCGCTGGTCCTTGTCGGTGCAGCTGCGCACGTCCAAGGTGCGCTGGTTGCCGTTGTCGGTCCAGAGGAACCGGCTGCGGGTGGAGATGGACGATGTCCACGGGCAGAGGATGCGGTAGGCGGTCTGGATCGCCGGGCCGCCGTCGTGCATGGCCTCGGTCGTGTTCATCTGCTCGATGTAGATGGGCAGCGCCGACAGGCCGCTGACGGTCGCCCACGTCTCGGTCCACTGGCCGAGCGCGTCGGTCGATTGCGTCGGGTTCTGCACCGCCGCGACGAGCCGCATCATGCCGTGGGGGACGTGGGCCATGTCAGCCGATGCCCTTCCCCATCATGGCGCACACGTTGTCCCAGAAGTCGGCCTTCAGCGGCACCGTGTCATCGCCGCGCCCGGCGTTCAGCTGCGTGACGCGCTGGAGGACCGCCATCTTGAGCAATGGGTGCAGGGTGTTGTTCCCGGCCGAGACGGTCAGGACCAGCGGGTATGCGAGGTTCGCGACGCCCGTGAGGTTCGCGTAATGGAGTCCGTTGATGGTGACGAGCGAGAGCGTCACCGTCGCGCTCAGGGTGTCCACGCAGGTGCAGGCCGTCGCCGGCTGGCGCTCCAGGCGCACCAGCTTCGTGATGCCCTTGGGCTCCTCCACGACGTACTGCGTGCGCGTGACCGGGTCCAGACACCAGCCAGTCCGCTCCTCCAGCTCGGAGACGGCGGCGTTGTAGGCGTCCTGTAGGTACGCATCGTCCCCCGTGTGGAAGACGCGCGCCGAGTCCTTGAGGGTGGACAGGTTGATCGGCATTCAGGCTCCTGGAC